TCCGTTGATATACTGCATAGATGTAACACCTTCTTCTGTTACTTCTTGCCAAACGTCTTTTTGTATTAAAACGTCTTTTCCTTGTTGTTCTGTATCAAATACTGTCTTGTAAATATTCATAATTATATTGTTGTTAAAGATTGTAATTCTGCATCTGTTAATGCTTCTTTGTAAACTGCTAGTGCTTTTACTTTTCCGTAGAAAGGGAAAAACCCATCTTGTCTTCTAAAGTCTAATCTGTGAAATGTATTTTCTGGATTTACATTACCACTCGCATCTGTTGCGACTTCCGTGCCATCAACCCATAAAGCAAAATCATTTTCTTTCCATTTAAAAGCTGCTTTAGTAAATTCAGTCTCATCTGTTAAAATATGAGTTAAAGCACATTGAAACGAGCCATTAACGTAATATCTTGCACCTAGCTGATTACTTGTTGTTGTGTATGTTAATCTAACATAGTTACTATTACTACTATCTGAGATAGTTATGTATCTATTTATCCCATCATCAGCCAAAGCTGCTATCTCTGCATACAATACACCCTCTGTACTATTTATTAAACTAGAGTTCCCACTATTGTTTGCAATATCTTGTAGCCTAGTGTTTGTTGCTCCGTTAGTTGGAATGTATGAGGTTGCGTAGGATTGTTGTTCTAGTTGTGCACCCCAAATTTCACAATCTAAAACACTTGCAGTTTGATTCTGTATTTGAACATTTGTAATGGTGGAATTAAATGATAAATCATATCTTGCCCATTCACTTGTTAGAGTTACGTCTTGCAGATATACGTTTGTATTATCTCTTAATGTTATAACACCACTACCTTTTAAATAAACTGAAAATGTTATATCTCCACTTGCAGATAAAATAAAATATATTCTTTCACTTGCATCAAGTTCCATCCTTGTACTATTTTGATTGCCATCTGGAGAAATGCCATAATTAGAAGTTATTGTGGGTGAACCTACTGTTGTCCATTGACTAAAATCCTCGCTATAAGGTATCAAATTCGTACTCTGTGGCTCTAATAACCAACTTCCACAACCACTATCTGGCACTACTTCTTGACCAAGATATTCTTTTACAGATACGTTGTCTATTGAGCCGTTGAAATTTGTACCTCTAAATTTAAGTAAAGTAACATTAGCTGCTAAAATTTCCGTATAAACTCCATTTGCTGAACGAGAAATCCCCGAGGGTCTTTGTGTCTTTACACTACCACTCACATAGTTTTTTATCTCATACGTTACACTATAAGTTTTCCCCCCAATAAAAACTCCACTTTGAAATAGTTCTTCGCTACTTCCATTTGCACCATTACCATTTGCAACACCATTTTCAATAGTCCAAGTATTTTCTATTGACCAATTAGCACTTCCATTACTAAAATCACCATTTACAACCAACTCACTTCCCAAAGTATCTTGATAACTAAACCCCTCGTAGTTTATTCTTGGTATGTTTGTATCGTCTGTTATTTCTTTAACTGATATGTTTGTTACAGAGCCATTGAAATTAAGACCAAAGAATTTTATTTGATTATGACTTGCCCCAGTGTTTATAATATCAACATACGTTCCGTTTGCAGACTTATTTTGACCATTATATCCACCTCCACCAGCAAGCGAATACCTAACACTTCCACTAACGTAGTTTGAAATTTGATAAGAAATTTTGTATTTTTTGCTAGAGTCAAAATTTAATGATTGTGTTAATTCTTCATTATTACCATTTGCTCCATTACCATTTGCTACACCATCTTCAATAGTCCATACATCTTCTATTGTCCAATCTTGCCCTACTTCTTTAACTGAGATGTTTGTTACATCAAAATCAAAATTAGGATAGGTGCCATTTCTTTTTATAGTTAAATCTGTTCCTGTCGATACTCCATAAAGTGTATAAGTACCTGCTCCATTTGATATATCTACATTATAAGTAACTGCGCTACTACCTATAAAAACTTGAACATTACCAGCAACGTATCTTGCAACATCAAATGTTATTTTATAGTTTTTACCCGATGTTAAGATATTACTTTGTACTAGCTGTGTGTTAGGGTTTGAGCCACCATCTAAAAAAGTTGCTACTCCATCGCCAATACTTACATCATTGTTAAAAGTCCAATTTTGTCCGACTTCTTTTACTGAAACGTTGTCTATTGTTAAAGTTGTGTTTGCCGTATTATTTCTTAATATAAAAATTGCTCCATCGGCTTGATAATATATAGTGTGAGTTCCCACAGTATTTGGAGCAGTAACATAAGCACCTCCATTGTGATATGTTACTGATGCATTATCATTATTTTCTATAATAGTGTAAACTAATTTATATGATTTTCCTGATGTTAGAAAACTTAGACTATTTACTCCATTAGTTCCATACGCTCTACCACCGACAGAAGCACCATTTGTAATAATTAATTTACCATCACTAATTGATAAGTCACTATCTGGAGAATACCATCCTAAAGTATAAGAACTTGTATTTACAATACCATTTACACTAAAATCTCCATTGGTAACTAACTCACTACCTTCTTGTGAAAAGTTTCCATTTAAAACTTCTTCTGTACCTATTTCTGAAAAGTTACCATTTGAAACTAACTCATCACTTATTATCTGTACATTCTCTACTAAACCTTGTGCATTAACTCTAGTTGCAGCAGAATTTCTACTGAATTGGAAATCTCCACTTAAATCTTCTACTACTGAAAAACTAGATATACTAAGAACACCATTTTGTGTTGCTCTAATAATTATATTAAGATTAGATATACTATGCTCAAAATAAAATGTCTGTAAACCAGTCGTAGTTATGGTATGTAAAACAAAGCCATTATCATTAACTACTTGAGCATTACCAACTCCATCATAGCTTGTTACATTTATAGTTGCTTTATATTTTTTTCCTTGAATTAAAACTCCTTGATATATTCCAGAATTTGCACTTGCTCCGATTGTAACAATTCCACTAGATACACTTGTTGCCCCATAAGTTGACCAATCAGTTAATCCATTGCTGAAATCACCATTAGCCACAAGCTCTGAGCCATATAAATCTTTATAAGGCTTAATAGCATTCATACGCCCATTGTCGTAGGCAGTAGGAGTTAAAAGTATTGAAGCGTCTTTCAGTAAATTACTCATTATGATTTACAGTTTTCTAGTTTTTTAAGTATAGCCTTAGTACATGTTCTGTTTTCACAATATGTTGATCTTGCACATAACGTGGCTACCAACCCTGGGATTGCACTAGGACTACCCGTTTGACTAGTGAATAATATTCCATTTCCAATTCCTATTGCAAGACCCATAAAATATTTTTTTTACCAGAGTGCAACAATGCTTGATGCAGTAGTGTTTGTAGTAAAAACTCTTACTACATTAACAGGTAAAAACCCTCCATCAGGGAATCCTGTAAACACAACATCATCGCCTCCTGCAGTTAATACTCGTAGATCACCTCCTATGCCTACATATAATACACACCCATTGTTGCCTCTTCCGTTAGAATCAGAAACACTAGGAATATCTACAGTGTCACTTGGAGTAACTACAGAAGCTCTACTTGCTTGTAATTTTTGATACGCCATTTTTTTATTTTTTGTATGGGAAAACCCTATTTAATGTGTCTTTTCTTGCTCCACAACCACAGTCTTTACCTGTAGCTTTAGCAACCTTGTCCACTACTTTTTTAATACCAGTAGCAGTTGTAAACTTTTCTATTGAATCTCCTAATCCTTTAGATTTTCCGTTTAACATACTTATTTTCTTATTAATTTTCCTAAATGTCCTTTTACACTTTTTGGGTAATGCTTCTCATACTTCATTGAGTGATCTCCTCCGTATGCATGACCATAATCTTTTTTAGACATTGCTTTACTTTCGTCTCTACGATCCTTTAATGATTGAGACTTCTTTCCGTTTTTTGCTCCTAGAGATTCATCTAGTCTAGCGTTGTAACCTTGTTTCATGATATATTTATTTAATTAATATTTATTAAAATCTTTTTTGAATTAAGTTACCACCCATGTAATAGTTAAAAATACCTGAATACTCTATACCTACATTGCTAGTTACATCCATCATTACCTCAATAGCACAGAGCTTATAGTTTGTTGGGTCTATGTCACGCTTTAGTCGTGTTTCTAATCCATTTAACCAATCAAGTTCTGATGGTGTTGGCTCGTCAATTACTTTACTATTTACATCTTTAATAGTTTGTTTTCTCAACTTAATACCTTCCTCCGAATCAGGATGACTCTCTAAGATTTCTATCTCTTCTTCTGTTGGTTGATAGGCTATTTTAGTCTTCCAATCCCTATTATTTAACTTGTTAAATTTTTTCATCTTTTTTTAATTTAATGTTATTATATTATAACTTCCATCAATAGAGTTTCTTATTATACCCGAGCCTGATGTAGGATAGCTTCCACTTCTCATTACACAATTAAGGACAACACCCTCTGATGTAAAAGAGTTAGAAGACTCAGATACGCAGCCTATATAAGTTCCTCTAGATGGTTGACCACTTGAATCATCTCCAAAGTTATTAGGACCTGTAGCTGTACAGTAATAATATTTAGAATCTTCTGTGTCAGCAGCAACTGTACTTGTGCTCAAAGCTCCAAAGTTTGCTCCGTTTGCAGCAGATGATAGGTCATCACTTACATGACAGTTAATAAAAGTACCACTGTTTTTGTCAGATTGAGAACCGAAAGATAGCGAGCCATAAGCACGACAGTTTTCAAAATGAGCAATAACATTTTCAGAGCTGTTTCCAAAACATGTTCTATATCCTGTACAATTAAAAAACTTTCCTCCATTCATAACCGAATCTTGTCCAAAACTGAGTTTATTTACAAAACCATTTGGGTCAGTTGGATTTAGTTGACACCCTTCAAAAAGACCTGATGTAATTGAACCTGCACCACCTGAACCAAAAGAGTTTGAATCTGCTGTGCAATTTATAAATGTTCCTGAAGCATGACCCCCTTGAGAACCAAAACCATATGACCCCGCTTCACAATCAATAAAAGTACCTGACATGTTACCACCTCCTCCTTCATTACAAAAACTAAAAGTTTTTCTACTCTTGATGTTCTTAAAAGTTACATCAGTTAAACCATCTTCAATAAAGAAATTTTGCTGACTACCTAAATCTAAACCTGAAAAAATTCTTCCCATTGCATTAGACTCTGTTGATACTTTTATATCTCCACCTGTAATATATACATCTCTTTGACCTGTTAATGAAACTATACTAACTGCATCTTGACCTGTTATTAAATCCGAAGGCAAATCATATTGTCCAGGTCCAACAATCAACGTAGAAAGAGTAGCTGCTCCTGAAAATATAGGAATTTGAGTTAAATCAAAATTTAAGTTTAATGCAGGGTTTCCAAACTCGTCTGTAATATATACTATTGGATAAAGTCCAAATAATAAACTATCTATTCTATAAATAAGTGATTGAGCAGGAGTAGTTCCGTAGTTTGCATAATAATTTTTTTTAAGAATAATATCTGAAGGTAAAGCTGTACCTGTAAAATCAAAAAAATAATCACCATTTCCTTGGTCGTTTGCAGAAACTGCTGAATAAGGAGCAACTGTAGTATTGTTAACAGATTTTGCTGCAGCCTCAGCATATGCTGCTAGTAAGGCTGCTCCGTTTTCTTGAGGTGTTCCATCAGCTTTAACATAAACTGATGATTCGCTATCTACTCCGCCTACAGTATCAGCAATATCTTGCATGGTAAAAGAAGCTCTACCTGAGTTCGCTAATTTTGAACCTTTATTAAAAGTATCTATATCACTTGATTGTGTATGAAACTGTTGATTTAGTGGTATTAATGCCATATTATTTTTTATTTATTTATTTATTTTTTCTTGCTTTTCTCATGCCTGCTGCTGCTTTTCTAGCCATTCCTTTTTTGCCATACTTGTTTACACCTGCAGCATAAGCTATTTTTCTCGCAGCCGTTTCAGATTTACCTTCCGACATTAGCTTCTTAACTAGTTGTTTAAATTTTCCCATGATACAAATATACTAATATTTTCCTTGCCTATTTTTTGGACTAGATTTTGTGCTTCCACCTTTACCTGCCCATAAGTTTTTACATGCCCAGTATCTTGCACTTAATTTATTTTTTGCCGTACCACACTTATGTCTAGCTTTAAAACTTTTTCTAGCTGCTGCACTATAGTTGTGTCCGTAACCTTTAGCTCCAAAATGAATTAGTTTTTCCTTGCCACCTGCACAGGCTTTAACCATTTTCTTTTTTCCTGCTCTATCTGAACGTCTTGGCTTGTTACAAGCCATTTTACTTTTATTTGCCATACTATGCGTTTCTTACTCTAGCTGCTCTTGTGTTAGGAACAAACTGCTTCTTTCCACCAGAGGCTTTCTTTTTTCTTGCCGTTTTAGCTCGTTGTCTTTTACTTAATGCTTTAGCTTTAGCTAATGGAAGACACCTGTCAGGATTTTTTTTATTTTTACTAGTACCACAAGCTCCTTTGATTGACCCATCCGTACCAATCCTAACCCACTTCTGATCTCTCCATTTTTTTAGCTCACCCATTAGTACCCTGACTCAGTCATTTTTTTATTAGGGTTATTTTTTATACTTCCTCCCATAGTTTTTGAAAACGTATGTGCTTGAGCTTTTCCTACTGCATTGTAGGGAAAACTTTTTTTCATTGACTTTCCAGTATCTGGACAACTATATTTTACTGTTGGCATAATTATTTCTTTTTACTTGCAGTTACTTTGCTTTCTCCTTTTGTAACAGTTACATCAGTATCAGTTACATCAACCTGCATTGGGTCATCTTCTTTATCAGACAACTCTTTAATCAAACTTTTAATTATTTCTAATTCAGGCTTCTCTTCTTTTTCTTTTGCTCCAACTATATGTTGCAGTATACCTATAAGAGCCATAGCTGCAGTAGACACAAGTCCTATAACTGCCGTTAATGCACCCCCCTCTAAAAATTGAGAACTAATAACACCTATTACTACTAATATTGTTATATAGTTTATAGCATTTTTACCTAAGTGTTTAGATGCTATTTCTTTAGCCGTACTATTAGCATGTATCTTATCTATCTCAATCTGAGCTAGAATCTCTTCTGTAATTTTTTCTTTTGTACTCATCTATTTCTTTTTACTACCCTTAGCGTAATTAGGGTCTTTACAATATTTACTTGCAGCCATATTCGCATAGGCTGATGGATATTTATCGAAGGTTCTCTTTGCCCAAGCAATTCCTGCAGGACATATTTTGTTTCCTTTTGTTCTTCCCTTCTTTGCCATTACTTTTTCTTTTTTGTTGTTGCTAATCCTTGAAGTCCCTGAAGACCTTGAAGACCTGCTATTTTAGTATACTTGTCTGACACTCTTTTTCTGCTCGCATCTCTCCTCTTCTTTTTAGCTGCTGCTCTTTTTTCCTTTCTGTTTGCGATTGCTTCAGAAGTGAGCTTTTTATTTTGTGATCTTAATTCAGTAATTGCCTCAGCAGTCTTTTTCCTGAAATTAGAGGTTTTTTCTTCGTCAGTCATAATTAGTATCTTTACAACAAAGTTACTAAATTAAATTTTATGCAATCAGACTACTTAAAATATTGGAGGGTAGTGCGTCAGTTTATAAAGGCAAAACATAAACTAACACAAGCAGACCTAGACATCCTACTGTTTTTAAAATCAGAACAATACTTTTCTAAAGATAAATTTAAAGAGTTCGATGAATTAATAAGTTGGAATAAAAACAGGTTTGAAAATCTAAGACAGGCAGGTTGGATTGAGGTGTTTAGAAAAAGAATGGGGAAAAGGAAAGCTCTTTATCAACTTTCTACAAAAGGAAAAAGGGTCACCACATCAATATACAAATACCTCAATGGGAAGGAAATTCCTACAAGTAATGATGGCAACCCTATGTTTCTTAGAAACGTATCATACACCGACAAGGTGTATCGAAATTTTATAACAGAAATGAACGCTTTTACAAGACAACAACGACATCAGACTCAGAAATAACTGTGTGCTGCGTTCCATTGATTACCATCTTGTAGCCTGCCCTTGAGTCATAGTATATCTCATCAGCAGTGTTTACTACTGCCACATCTGTTCCAGGCATGACAACCACACCCTTCTTATACCTCAAGTCTTTTGTGTCTTCAGTAGTTAAAAGTATTCCTGACTCTGTGCTAATCTCTTCTTTGATTTCATCAATCACGATATATTTTCCTATTGGCTTCATTCTGTTTCGTATGTTCTAGCCATTGTGATGATGGCATTGGTTGATAAAATAGTTACTGCAACAGACACTGCATTTTGAAGAGCTGACCTAGTCACCTTAGTTGGGTCAATCACACCCATGTCTATCAGGTCACCATAGTCTTTAGCTTTTAGGTTGTAACCAAAATCAAATCCGTTAAGATAATGATCCTTTAAAATTTCATCAGGATTTAATCCTGCATTAGTTACTATCTGTCTTGATGGAGCTTGAAGTGCATACTCTAAAATATCTTTAGCTATGCCACACTCTTTTGACTCATCAGTATTGCGATGTTGATACGAAACTTTAGCTAAAGCCATTCCTGCTCCTGGAAGTATACCTTCCTCTAAAGCTGAACGTACTGCACACACTGCATCGTCTACCCTGTCATACAACTCCTTCTGCTCAAGGTCTGTGTTACCTCCTACATGGATAACCCCTATCCCTCCTGTTAAGGAGGCGATTCGCTGCAGAATAAAATCCTTGTCCTGCTTTGCCTTGGTTACCTTGTGTGCATCCCACAACTCAGATACCCTTTGGTCCACATCCTCGTTTTCCTCAGCCTCACTTAAAATTACAGAAGAGTCTCTCCCAACTATCACCCTGGAAGCAAACCCTAAGTCTGTAAATTCAATGAGGCTTAAATCGTCACCTGTCTTCTCCGAAAAATATGTAGCTCCTACCGACAACGCAATGTCCTGCATCAGCTCATGCTGACGATATCCAAAGTTTGGTGGTGGAACTGTACATAGGTGTAATCCCCTCTTCTGAACGTTGGCAGCCAAAGTGGCTATCACATTCGTAGTACATGGCGATATAATTAATAATTTTTTCTTATCTTGTATGATTGGTTTCAACACATTCTCTATCTGAAGTATGTTGCTGATCTCTGCATCACATACTAGTATATGTACATCATCCAATATACACTCGTCTTTCTTTTGGTGGTTGATAAACATCGGTGACGAATATCCCTTATCTATCTTAATACCCTTCGTGGTTTCATAAAAAGTCTCAGGTGTCGGTGAGTTCTCTACAGTAACTATGCCGTTCTTGCCAACATCATTGTAACAGTCAGAGATTATCTTTCCTATAACCTTGTCGTTATTGGCTGATATGGTTGCCACATCAACTAACCTCTTCTTGGTAACCTTGCGACTCTCCTTCTTTAATAACTTTACTAACCCCTCGGTCTCACTTACCAGGTGTCTCAAAACTTCTGTCTTGTTTACATCAGCAGTAATACGTTGCAACCCCTCCTTGACCAATGCTTCTGTCAATACTATGGCAGTGGTAGTTCCATCTCCTGCTGAGGTAGCAGTTCTGGCTGATGCTTCCTTCATCATCTTTACGGCAAGATTGCCAACAGGGTCTGCCATGTCATAACTCTTAGCAACAGTAACACCATCTTTGGTGACTGTCATTCCATGAGTGTGATGAGGTGATTCAATTATTACTGTTTGACCCATAGGTCCTAACGTGCTCTTTACTGCACTCGATATCATAGAGATACCATGAAGAAGTTTGCTTTGTGAGTCTTCACCTATCGTAAGTTCCTTCGGTGAATACCCTCCCATTGGATTATTCATTTGATTTGATTTAAATGTTATACATACAAAGATACAATAATTATTCCATATCAAAACCTGTGACAAGGTGTCAAACTTTTTTCCCTATATATATATATATTTTTACCTCCTTTTATAAATAATAATCCCTATACAACCCTTTAAATTTGTCACAAACTGTCACCACTCTAATTATCAAATAGTTAACTATTTAAATTCGTCACAAAACTGTCATTAAACTGTCACAATATTATACTATTATCTATAATTCTGTCACAATAAAACAAAAAAAAGAGGTAACCTTTAAGTTACCCCTAAAACAAAACAGTAAATATTACTTCAAAAACTTTGTAATCGCTTGCTTCATTTGTTTTCTGTCATCAGCAAGTTCAATACCCAAAGCTATATCCTGAGTTAAACTTCTTTGCTTGTTAGCCTTTCGTAACATAGCAGCATGTGCTATGCCTGAAATACCTGCAGGGCGATCATTAATTAATCTCCCATCCTTAATAGTTAATCCATCCATGGTTGTTATTTTTTAAATTATACGTATATCCCAAAGGTACAAAATTTTATTAGATAGGTGGAGTGTTTGGGTTCTCACTGCTCGCACGCAACGACCCCCATTTCCGAAAGCGATTTTTTTTTGCTCGGCATTTTGCGTTTTGTTTCTACGTCTCTGATTTTTTTGGCTTTTTCCTGCAGGCTATGTAGCAGGTGTATTGCCTGCATAAATTCCTAGCTTTTGTACTGCCATAATCCGTACAGATTAGCTATGCAATTCCCTTGCACATCTAACTAGCTATGCAATTTTATTGCACATCTAAACTATGCATTGTCTCTTTGAAGAGACAAGAGAATATCTTGTAAACACTACAAAGATATTGAGACATACAGAGATGTCTCCTAACCTATGCGAGCCTTAAATTTCGCCTAAACAATCTGTAGTAAATTGAATCTACCAAAGCCATCTGTAGATATCACAAATCAAAGCAAAAAATAAAAGACAAAATTTATACAAAAAAACACATAGAATTGTACTAGAATTAGACAAGAATATTGTATATTCGCTTAGGGGATAATCCCACAGAACAGAAAATATTATAAACTATTGAAAATCAACAAATTATGGAAAATTTAAACAACAAATCAAGTCAAAGCATTGTCGACATCTCATTGAATTTATGGGAATTGATACCAAGTAGAACGTTATCTCATTATGCCAATCAGCAGGGTAAAGGTGAATTTGACATATGTTATGAGATGGTGGTGAATCATGGTGCATGGGTAGACAGAGTATTCAATGAAAGGTTATGGTCACTAGAGGATTTAATGCATGATGTGGTAGGAATCCTAAGCAAAGAAGAGAATTTAATAACAAGAATATAAACCAATAAAAACTAGAAATTATGAGAGATTTATTAAACGAAAACTTAACGCAAAAGTTAGAATCAAACAGAGAATTATTCAAGCAATTTGAATGCCAACATTTATCCAAAGATGATATGCTTGTAGTTTATCCATGTGCCCTAATGACAAGAACAACAATGGTATTACAGAGTATTTATGGAACAGAAATTAAGACAAAGGAAGTATTGAATGTAGTTGACCAAAGAGCACAATGTAGCTACAGAACGTATGGTGATAAGTTAGGAGTTACTGAGTTAGATGTTGTTGTTGTTGTGAATGGCAGAGCAGTTGTTAGCAGGATATCTTACCACAAGGTATACCATGTTGATAGCCATGAATTACATATAACATTGAATGGTACACAATACCGAATCTTAACGATTGATGGTCGAGATGCATCATTTCAATCACCACATTTGATGGGGTAAGATTGTCTCTTTGAAGAGACAAAATGCAGGTGTCATGGATGACCAAGAGCAAAGCGAAATTGCTACCTGCAACTAACTATTAATATTAATTTAAAACAGAGTAAATATGAGAGAACATTTGTTACAAATTGAGAATGATTTCCTAGCATCGAGAGAGGTTAGGAGTCACATGAACATCGCAAGGATTGATGCCTTGGCGATGGACATCAAAGACAAGCGAAAGAGTCAGTTTGACCAATCGCTGAAGTTTGCAAAGCTAGTCAAAGCTAGTTACGATTGGTTTAAGTCTGAGGATGGTCAAAACATGTTTAGCGACAATGGGTTGACATGGACAAACGAAGATTTTTACACCAAGGCAATTTGCATCAGCAAAGCACATTTTTACAGAGTTATCAAGGTAGCTAAGATTTGCGAGGAGACTCCTCAGATTGTAAGCAATTACAAGAGAGAATGTACTGCTGAAGAGAATAACGGAAATCCCGTAGAACGTAGTGTAGCTGAGTTAATCAAGCGAGCAAATGGCACAAGTACGAGCCAAGATGATAACGAATCATCTACCGAGACATTGGTAACATTTTCGATGAAGAAAACCATGTTTGAAGATGGCAAAGGATTATCGATAAGAATCTTGTCTGATGGAGAAATTAAGACTAGTGGTGATGCAAATGGGAAGATATCAGATGCGATGATGGAGCAGTTAAAAGCTATCTCAGTAGCGATTATTAATTCTAACAACAACTAGAGATGATACATACACCGAAAGACGAAATCAAGTACGAAAAGACTAACGAAGTTAGGCGAGCAAGAATGATGGGATATCACGAGTCACCATCACCTAGAGAGTTACACAAGGGTGCAAAGAGTTACGATGTGCAGGGATTGAAGAAGAAAGATTTGGATAACCTATTGCTTACCAATGGTGACTATACTGCTAAGTTTACGATAGGCTTAGAGATTGAGAAGAACAGATTTTATCGCAGGGTTTACGAGGAGTTGAATTTCATCAAGGGATATGAGACTGATGGGTCATGTGGTTATGAAGCCATCACCAACATTGTTCCATTGTTACCACCATCTGTATGGCGAAACAAGATATTCAACATGATACACGAAGCTAAGTATCTGATTGAGGATAGGTATTCACCAAGTGACCAAACATGTGGTGGTCACATTACCTTGTCTTGTAATGGGATGCGAAGTGGTGAATTACATCAGCGAATCAGAAAGCATGCAGGCATCATCTATGCATTGTTTCAGAAGCGATTAAAGAACAACTACTGCCGATGGAATATGAGGATGTTACCTACTACACCAAGTGGTAACAGATGGAGACCTGCTGAGGAGTCTAGTGGAGTTAATTACCGAGGTGATTTTCACCACAAGTATCAAGTTTGTCTTGACAAGGGCAATGGATTGGTAGAATTTAGATTGCCGTCTAGATTTACGTCTGTGAAGCAAACGATGAGAAGATATGAGTTGATGTATATCTTGATGGATGTTGCCGTAAACAAGCCAAGAACAAGCCATGATGCCATGATGAAAAAGGTTAGACCTATCTTGATGTCCATGTACGAGAGAAACGAGGAGAAAGTTGATTACGTGATTGCTCAAGCCAAGCATTGGAAAGAGTTTATCATGAGAGGAAGAATCCATGAGGATATCTCTGAGTTTACGAGAAGCTACCAATACATAATTAGTAGAAATCGATGACCATAGTTTGCAGGGTGTCTCTTCGAAGAGACATCTTGCATCTGTATCGAGATGTGTGTCTCGGCTGATGATTCCAAAAGGATGAAACAGAAACTATAAAAACAGAATTATGAGTAACACAGAATTTACATTATTTATGCAATGGCTCATGGGTGACGATGTCATCAGAGTTACTGAAGTTGAGAGTCCATATTGGACATCTCAAGACGCACAATACAAGAACAGATTGTATACCATGTTAGATGCATGGAACTACTACAAGAAAGAATTTTTAACCATTTAAATTATATATTATGAAGAACTACAAATGCTTTTACAACAATCAAACGACAATCGTTAAGGCTGAGACCACATACAAGGGTCAGATGCAGGCACAAAGACATTTTCAGTCCAAGCAACGCAAGAAAGTGAATAGCTATGAGATTACCATGATGTTATTAGATGTAACACATGTAGCAGATTTTTAAGAACTATTAATTAACTAAAAAACAGAATCATGAATAAAATTATCAGACATATAGTATTGTCAAACGGAATGCACATCTTACATCTCAAGGATGCAGATAAAAATGGGATTGAAGTTTTAGTCCTAACAGAACAAGAGTATGAACACCTAACGTGGTGGGATAGAGTAAAAATCAAATTTAATATCAAGTAATATGGAAGCAACAATAACAAAGTATGCCAGAAGATGTGATGTTTCTGGTGAAGGAATGAATGAAGGATATTTAATCGGTGAAGGATTAATGTATATCAAGTATGACTCGGACATGGTAAAGCACATTGAAGAGTCAGGATATGATAGTCTTGATGAAGCGTACATGGATGACTATTACTATTATACGGAATGGGAATGCGAAGATGATATCCAATACATTGAAGTTAACGGAGTATTAATGCCAATAGAAGATTATGAAAACATTTAAAGTAGAATTTTGGGATTCACCATATAGAGGGGCAGAATCAACCTTGATAAGAACAGAAGAATGGTCAGATACATATGAATCTTTTGCAAAGTTTTATAAGCTAAACAATGAGTTGAAATATTGCAACGGAACTTATTATACTTTTGTGAGCTTTGAAGTAAACAGAAGATATATCAAAGAATTTTTTCCTAAACATCACACAATAGAAAATTACTACAGAGGTGGTATAGTAGATTAACAGATAATTATTAGGTATGGTAGCAACAATTAAATTCAAAACCGACAGAGGTACAGATTGGTATGTCACCAAAGAGTTTACCGACAAGAAGCACATGAATAACTTTATTAATTACATCTGTAGAACTAAGAGTTATCTCATGGATGAAGTCTTCCTGTAGAATTCAACAGGAAAAGTTAAAAGCCTATGCATTGATTTGTATAGGCTTTTTTTGTTCCGTACTTACATACGTACTCAATGTGATCCGTTTTAGGGAATTCTTAGGGAGTCCCTAAGCCAATGGTAGCAAGGGATTTGCGTATGTCTAATTTATGTCTTATATTTGTCTAATATTAATCAGAAGTCTGTCTCTTCAAAGAGACTCTTCACAAATCAGAATGCACATGTGTGTAATTATTATCAAACAGAAAGGCGAGGTAATGCCTAGAGAAATTGCCAAAACATCTAGTAAGATTAATCCTCATGGATTAGGAGTTGTATGGCTCGATACATTCGAGGTAACGTATCACAAATCAAGCGAGTATCAGTTACTACTCACCAACAGACCTTTTATTGCTCACTTTAGATATGCTACAATTGGAGTTGTGTCTAAGGCTAATACACATCCATTCAGATGTGGTAAGAACGTTGATGAACTGCTGATGCAGAACGGAACTATTAAAGGTTATGGCTCGGCAAAAATGACTGACTCTCAAGACCTAGCTATTAGGTTAGGTGATGTTCCTCGTCAACAATGGAAGCAGTCACTAGAAAAGTTTGACTCTAGGTTTGTTACCATCAACACAAGAACTAGAACTTTTCAAATGTACAACAGACATCTATGGGTTAAAAGAGGTGACATATGGTATTCAAAACCAAACGTGTTGCAAGATAATCTAGTAGCTACTTATGGAACATTGAAGAAAGGTGAAAGCAATCATCACTACGTTAAAACTGCGAAGTACGTAGGTAGAGGGAAGACATCAGATAAATATCCTCTTGTGATTGATGGGTTACCTTATCTGTATAAAGAAAAGGGTGTCGGCTACAATGTAGAGGTTGACATCTTCAAGGTTAGTGATGCAAGGCTTGAACGAATGGATGCACTAGAGGGACATCCAAGATGGTACAAAAGGGAGCAGGTAGACATTGAACTAAATGGCAAGACTCTCAAGTGTTGGGTTTACTTTATGACCAATCCAAGAAACAAGCACAGAGTGTTGCACAAGAGTTTCAGTAGAACACATGTGTCTAAGTTTAAGCCATTGAGCAGGTTTACTAACGAGGTTGAAGAGGTTGTTCAGACATCATTCTTTGATGATTACTCTTTAGCCAAGACTGATGAGCAAGAATCACCATATTGCTTGAATTGTTTTCATGACCTAGATTACGATGGTTTCTCTCATTACCATTGTAATAGTTGTGACTCGTGGTTTACTAAAGCAGAGGTTGAGTCCTCGATTTAGTAGCCTATAAAAGTGGGATGCGTAGACGCACTAGTATGGAGCAAAACCATATCCCACATCTAATTAGGATAAAGTCCTTTCCGACAAACATGGGCGATTTAAATCATGAGTGAGAGAAATCAAGAAATCAGAATCAGCTTACAAGCTGACCATCATCTAAAGGTAGCTTTAGATATCAAGAACGCAAAAGATGTACTGAAACGACATGGCTTTTGTGTTGACAATTTATGGCACATCGAAGATGTCAAAAGACAAGTAAAACATATCTCAGACAATGATGCTCAGTATGTACTTAAAAGAGCACTTAACAATGAGAATGTTATGGAAACTATACACCAACATATTGGGTTTGCTATCCAAAGAACTGACCTTAAATTAGAGTATAATGAGTAGGCATTACAAGGTAAGATACGCAGGGAAATTAATTAAGATTGTCCCTGCTGAATCTAAATGGCATGCTATAGATAAAGTGTATAGCAAAAACAAGGAGCAGTACGCATGGATTGTTCGATCCAAATTTACTGCAAGTATTAACGATGCAAGAGCATCAAAAAATTATTAAAAATGGCAGGAATAAACAGAGTAACCAAGAAAGAATGTATGGATGCAATTGATTATCTTCACGTTGAAGGATTCGTAGAAGAGATGACATCCGACAAGAAACATTATGTACAAATCCTATTAAAAAAAGTAGCAAACGATTATAATATAAGATTAAGATTATGAAAGTAACAATTCAAACAAGACAAGTCTATCACAAGTACGCACAAGTAGAAATAGAAGTGTGCGAAGATGATTTTGATGATTTTAGATTTGAAAACGGAAAGTGGACAACACTCCAAGACTATTTAATATGCAAAGAAGAGTTGTATACAGACAAGATTGATGAAGCCATATCCAAAGCAAAGTATGAATGTGGCAATGGTATAGAAAACCATGATGGAATGAATGAGCCTGAATCAGAATCAGAATGGAGATATGAATGCGAAGAAATACACGATGGAGGACATCTATAATATAAAACTAAAATTATGAAGCAAATTAAACTTACTGTACACCTTTATTATGGTGGTCATCAGCCTGCTGAAACAAAGTATACGAGTAGTATAGATGAAGCACGTAGATGGGTTGCAGACGCAGAGCATGGAGAGATTATCAATGACCAAAATATAGTGGTCGAATGATAGTTTAGTCCAGGCATTACTCCAGGAATAAGATAGGCATTTATTAGTAAATGTCTATTTTTTTTCTTATTTTTGTTTAAATTTAATACAATTTAATTATGTTGAAAGAACTAATACAACGTGAATTAGTCTCTTTGAAGAGACAAGGATTCAAGGATAAATATCATATCCAACGTCTACAACAAATGTTAGACGAAGAAATTACATTTGAAGATTGGCAAGCTACTGGGCAAATGATGTCATTGAAAGAGTATGAAAATCTATATGACATGCAAACATTCTCCAAGATGATAAGCAGAGAACATGAAGATGTTTTCAGGTATGCAGGAGGCTTGTGTATAGAACTAACAAGTGAAGGCACATATTATTGTAAACCAATCATCAAAACACATGCTAATCTAGAGGTTATAGAAGAAGCATTATATGAACACTTTAAAAATATATAAAGATGAAGTATGAACTATTTAATAAACTAGCAGCAGAGGTTTCTGAAGTCTTTAACATAGACGAAAGAAAAATCTTTAAGAAGAATAAAGAAAGGGCAATTGTAGATGCAAGATACTTGTTATACTACCTATGTAAAACTAACCAAATAAAGCTAACTTACATCCAACAATACATGAAGAAGAGAGGGTACAAGATACCACATTCTACAATTCATTACGGAATAAAAGAGGTTGGTAAAAAGGTAGAATCGGATCAAGACTACCAAGTAGTAATAGATTCAATTAATGCCTTATGTATACCCTACTAGAATTATTTTACCAAGCACAAGATGACTACCATTCAAAACCTTTGCATGACAAAGGAACTATGTCATATATGTGTCATGGATTTAAAATCATAAAAGAAGTTGAGTCAGAGGTAGTATTAATCATGGATATGGCAAAGGGTGGAGACTTTTATAAAGAAGTTTCTCAAGATGAATATGATATTTTTTTTAAATTAGGTTGGAAGAAAACAATTTATGTCTTATATTTGTCTAATTGTCGTACAAAGCTATCAAAGTTAGAGACCAGAATACAAAATGCTCTGGTTAATAATGATAGTGTTAAGACTATCCGAAAGCTAAAGGCTAGTAGGGAACAAATCCTACGCAATTTTAATAAAGTAAAAATCAAGTTAAATTAAATTAAATTATGAGCAAAACAGAAAAATCAGTTTTTGAAACTCTGTCGGCTATCAATGTCAATGACAAGGTCGAGCAGAAAAATGGATTAACTTATCTCTCTTGGGCATGGGCATGGGCAGAGGTAAAGAAGAACTACCCTAGTGCAACGTACAAGGTAGTAAAAGACGAGGCTACTAATATGCCTTTTGTTTACGATGTGCATATGGGTTACATGTGTAGCACAGAGGTCACGATTAAAGGTGAAACATTAGAGATGTGGTTGCCAGTTATGGATGGAGCAAACAAAGCTATGAAGTTAGAGCCTTATGAATATACCACAAGGTATGGAAAGAAGACTTGTCAAGGTGCTACGATGTTTGACATCAACAAGACAATTATGAGGTGTCTTGTAAAGAACTTAGCTATGTTTGGATTAGGTCACTACATCTATGCAGGTGAAGACTTACCACAAGATGACAAGAGTGTAGCTGAGAAGTTAGCTACTCCAAAAACTGCAACTAAAAAAGCAGAGCCTAAGAAAACTGCAACTAAAAAAGCAGAGCCTAAGAAGACTACTGTAATCAAGCTAGATATAGGTGATGATAATTGGGATAAGGTGTTGAAGTATGTGGTAGCAAACAAAGAGTTAGGTCTGCAGAAGATTGGTGAGAACTTACTTACCAAGTATAGTATGACTGCAAAGGTTAAGAAAGAAATCGCTAAAGCTTTGTAGTATGTTGACAGAAACAATAGTTAAGAAACTTAAAGACGACAAAGAATATTACGGAGGGATAGGTAAAAACTATCTCTCCAATAGTGATATCGGAACACTACTCAGTAATCCAAAAGAATTTGGAATACCAAGAGAAGACAATGTAAACTTTGCCAAAGGAAGACTCTTTCACCATCTTATCTTAGAGCCAGAGAAAGTCCAGAATTGGATCGCAGTTGATGTGTCAAGCAGGAATACTAAAAAGTACAAAGAAATACTTGCTGAGTCAGGCGAGCCATTCCTTTTATTACAGAAAGAATACAACGACATCCAGGAGTTAGCTAAGGTAATGACTGCTAACTTAGATTTCTACGACATGATATATGCAAAAGGGAATCAGTTTGAAGTACCTGCCATCGGTGAGATAGGTGGGGTAATGTGGAAAGGTAAGGCAGATATAGTTTGTGAAGACTGCTTGATTGATATCAAGACTACAAGCGATATAAATAAGTTTGTTTATAGTGCTAAGAATTATAACTACGATAGCCAAGCTTATGTGTATCACACATTATTTGGTAAGCCTTTAAAATTTCTAGTAATTGACAAGACTAATGGTCAGCTAGGGTTGTTCGAAACAACGGCAGACTTTATAGAAAAGGGTGCTGAAAAAGTGGAGAAGGCAATCAATGTATACAATAAATTTTTTGGAGAAGATGCTACGGATGATGTAAATCAATACTATCGTCATGTGGAGCTTTTTTAAGAAAGTCTCTTTGAAGAGACAATCATCCAACATTATGTACATACAAGTTCCAAAGGTATGTAAGAGTAGGATGGATAAGAATGTACTTATCGAGGAAACAATTAAACATTTGGAACGTAACATTAAAGTAAAACAATAATGGAATTAAAAGTAGTAGGTAGAATTACCAAAGTATTACCACCACAGAGTGGAACAACTAAGTCAGGAACAAAGTGGACAAAGATGACATTTGTAATTGACAATGGAGAGCAATACAATAGCACGTTTGCATTTGAAATCTGGAAAGATGAAAAGATATTAGCATTCAATGAACACAATAGTGTTGGAGATACAGTGCTAGTGCATTTTAATGTAGACTGCAGCGAGTTTAATGGTAAGTTCTACACCAATCTAAAAGCATGGAAGGTTGAGCAAGCTGAAGGTCAAGAGAATGTAAATGACATTCAAGTAAATGAGCCAGTACATGTTGAAGCAGAACAAGAAGATGATGTACCATTCTAAGAATACATTATCCAAAACTAAAGGGAGATTAACGTCTCCCTTTTTTTACCGATTAAGTGTGACGAATATGACGAAAAAAGAATCTCTATATACTTATATACTTTTTATATATTTATTTTTTTATTCCCTATACAATAGTAAAAATTTGTCACAAATAGTCACAAAGCTAATAATCAATAAGTTACTAAAATAAAAACGACATAAAAACGACACAGAAATGACACAGAACATCACAATATTCAGAAATATTAAAGAAACTGATACTCCTTTCTACGTAAGTATAGATAAAATACTCACAAGAATAAAAGATGGTAAGTCTAAGGAACTAGTAAAAAGTATTAGAAGACATACTGATAAAGCGAATAGGAATGAACTAAAAAAGAAACTACCTGCGATCTGTTTCTCTGGAACATTCACCAACAGAAAAGACTCTTCACTTGTAGAACATAGTGGATTTATATGTTTAGACTTTGATGGATATGAGAAAAGAAAATTAATGCTAGAAGCTAAACAAAAATTAACCAAAGACAAGTATACCTATTCTGTTTTTGTTTCACCTAGTGGCAATGGATTAAAAGTTATTGTCAAGATACCTCAAGATGCAGAGAATCATGTGAGTTATTTTCTAGGGTTAGAAAATTACTACGAGTCGAAATACTTTGATAAGACTTGTAAGAATCTAAGTAGAGTTTGCTACGAATCTTATGACCCTTTGATTTTTATAAATGAGAATTCATCTGTATGGGATAAGGTTGCTGAAGTTGAATACAAAGAGTTTACCTCATCAGATGCTCCAACAATTCCAATCACAGATGAAAACAAAATAGTTGAGATACTTGTAAAGTGGTGGACAAAGAAATACCCAATGACTGAAGGGCAGCGAAACCAAAACGTATACGTTTTAGCTATGGCATTTAATGACTATGGAGTTAGTCTTGCATTAGCAGGATATATACTAAATCAATATGCAACTAAGGATTTTACTCAGAAAGAAATTAAGAGAACAATAGATTCAGCATACTCCAATAGACAGAACTTTGGAACTAAGTATTATGAAGATGATGTAGCTATCAGTAAGATTAAGCAAAGTCTAAGAAGAGGAGTATCAAAAAAAGAGATACGTCAGCAATTTGAAGATACGGCAGTTGGTGGCGATGTAATTAATGCCGTAATCCACAGAGCAGAAGAAGAGAACAACAAATATTTGTTTTGGACAAAGAGTGAAAAAGGGGTTGTCAAAGTAGTACATATTGAGTTTAAAAGATTCCTAGAAGATAATGGATTTCATAAGTTTTGTCCAGAGGGAAGTAAGAACTACGTGTTTGTTCGAAAGGAAAATAATTTAATTAGCCATACATCCGAAAAAGAAATTAAAGACTTTGTTCTAAATCATTTATTAAAGCTAGATGACATAAGCATATACAATTACTTTGCTGATACTGTACGATTGTTTAGAGAAGAGTTTCTAACACTACTATCTACTATCGATATATTTTTTATTGAGGATGATAAGAAAACTGCATATCTGTACTATAAAAATTGTGCAGTTGAAATCAAAAAAGATTCAATCAATCCCATTGAGTATGAAGACTTAGGTGGTTATGTATGGAGAGACCATGTTATTGATAGAACATTTAACATCTGTGATGTTGGTGATTGCACATACAAAACATTTATAAAAAACATATGTGGTGGTGAAATGGAGCAGAAGAGAATTAAGACTATGGAAAGTACGATTGGATTCATGCTTCATGCTCATAAAAATTTAAGCTATTGTCCTGCCGTAATATTAAATGATGAGGTTATAACAGATACTCCTGAAGGAGGTACTGGGAAGGGGATATTTATGAAGGCAATATCTCACATGAAAAAGGTTGTGACTATTGATGGAAAATCTTTTGCATTTGAACGTTCCTTTGCATATCAATTAGTGTCAGCCGATACACAGATACTTGTGTTTGATGATGTTAAGAAATACTTTGATTTTGAAAGGTTGTTTTCTGTTGTTACCGAGGGTATGACATTGGAGAAGAAAAATAAAGATGCCATCTCTATACCATTCAGTAAGTCTCCAAAGATAGCTATCACAACTAACTATGCAATCAAGGGTAGTGGTAATTCATTTGCTCGTAGGAAGTGGGAGGTTGAACTTAGTCAGCACTACAACAAAAACCATACACCATTAGATGAGTTTGGTAAGTTGATGTTTGGAGATTGGGATGATGCAGAGTGGTGTCAGTTTGATAACTACATGATTCAAAACTTGCAACTATATCTTGATAAGGGATTATTAAAATCTCATTCTGTAAACCAAGAGATAAGAAACCTAGGTGTTGAAACAAGCCATGAGTTTTTAGAGTGGTGTGGTCTGATTGAAGGTGAGATGGATAATCCATTAGTCTCTAAAGGTAGAAAGAGTTACAAGCAAACTTTATATGTAGAGTTTACATCTGAGTACCCAGACTATGCACCTAAATCTAAGATGTCCATAACAAGAAATAGATTCTATAAGTGGCTCGTAGCATATGCCAATTATAAGTTTGGTTGTAATCCAGAAGAGGGAAGAGACAGAGATGGTAGATGGATTAGATTCAGAGGTAAAGAAGAACTAGAAGTACAAGGTAAACTAATGTAAGTTATGATTGAATTTAGAGACTATCAAAAGAACATCATCAGTCAAGGAACTGAGATTCTAAAAGATAATGGATTCTTATACCTTGCAATGGAAGTCCGAACTGGAAAGACGTTAACAAGTCTAGGTATTGCTGATCAGATGGGAGTGGACCATGTATTGTTCCTCACTAAAAAGAAAGCTATATCATCTATTGTGGGTGACTATGACCTTATGTGTCCTGCATCATTTATATTGTTTACAATAAACTATGAGAGTATGCATAAGCTTCCACAAAATATTAAGTGGGATATTGTTATCATTGATGAGGCACATAGTTTAGGTGCGATACCTAAGCCTAACAAACGTGCTAGAGATGTAAAGTCATTAATAAAAAAGAATAAAAGTAAAGTCATTCTGATGTCAGGAACACCAACACCTGAGTCGTACAGTCAAATGTATCACCAGGTGTATGGTATTCCAGGTAATCCATTTAAAGAGTATGTAAGCTTCTATAAGTTTGCAAAGGACTATGTAGATGTGAGGCAAAGAAAAATAAACTCTATGATGATTAATGACTATTCTAGAGGACTTGAAACTATAGTTGACAAGATGAATCCATATACTATAAGATTCACACAGAAGGAAGCAGGATTTCATAACGATATTGTGGAAGAAGTATTGGAGGTTGACATGAGTGAATTAACCTACAAGCTAACATCTAAGCTAAAAAAAGATTTAGTTGTTGAAGGTAATGAAGATGTGATACTTGCTGATACACCAGTAAAACTTATGATGAAGCTTCACCAAATGTATAGTGGGACAGTTAAGTTTGAGAGTGGTAATTCTATGATATTAGATTTAAGCAAAGCAGAATTTATTTATGATAACTTTTGTTTATCAAAGGTTGGAATATTTTATAAGTTTAAAGAAGAGCTGAATGCATTGAAGAGTGTTTATGGAGACCAGTTATGTACAGAGCTTGATGAGTTTAATTCTACAGACAAGACCATCGCACTACAGATTGTGAGTGGTAGGGAGGGGATAAGTTTACGTAATGCAGACGTTCTTGTTTACTACAACATAGACTTTAGTGCAACAAGTTATTGGCAGAGTCGTGACCGAATGACAACAAAAGATAGCAAGCTAAGTAAAGTCTACTGGGTGTTTGCTAAGGATGGAATTGAAAAAGAAATATACAAATCAGTAGTTCAAAAGAAGGATTATACGCTTAAACACTTTAAAAAAGATTTACTAACTTTAAATTAAATAAAATGATAGAAGCAATTGGTTGGCTAACTATAGCCTGGATAGTTATGGTAGTAGGAAAAGCAGTAGCTAAAAAACTATTTCCTGAAGATTGGGAGTAATGACAGAACAACGTATACAAGGTAAAAGAATAACGCAATTAGAGTCAGAGGGTTACTATGTAATCAAGCTTATTAAGACTAATAAGAACGGAATCCCTGATCTAATTGCAGTTCACCCAGATGGTAAGATACTTTTCAGTGAGATAAAAAAAGAAGGTGGAAAGTTGTCAAAGCTTCAAGAATATAGATTAAAAGAATTAGAAAAACATGGATTTAAAACTGAGGTTTACAGAGGAGATATCGACTGACAGATTAGATAAATTTATTATTAGCTTTTCCGTTGCGTCATATATATCAACATTACCTAGAGATGTTCAGTTAGGAATGGTGTCCTTATTTTCTAAGGTTAACTATGATTTATTTGATACAGTAATAGAAGACTATTATATTTTAGGAGGAGTTGTTAAGTTAGAAAATCCATTCTTTTTTTCCATAGTTCTTGCTATCAGAGAAGATACAACACCTATATATTTAGACATTGAATCATCCCACTTGGATGAGTATTTAGATTATGTAAAAGCAAAAGAAACATTAAGAAATTATGACAGAACCAATTGAATTATTAAGAGAACGATTCGAAGAGATAACACAAGCTAGAGATTCAGCAAATGCAAATGGATTGTGTAAGGAAGATTTAAAAAAATTAAACAATATTCATCACAAATATTTTGTGTGTATGGAGGTATTAAAAAGAGGTACTAACAAAGAATTTATCGACCAGGGAGTTTTATATAAAGCTTCTATAGATTTTTTTATTGACCAACAAAAAAAAATAAAAAGACTCGAAGCCACTGTTAGAAGGCTATACCGAAATAGATATGTAGAAAATCCAGACGAATGAAGTGTTAAAAAATGTTAATTTTTTTTTGTGTATTTTTAGTTTATTGAAATCATCCAATAAAAAATGCAGTATAGACCAAGGTTAAGTGAAGAAGAATATAAGATAATCCAAGACCATAGAGCTTTAACTGAAGAGTGTAAAAGAATTGGAATACCAGTAGATGAAGTAGATCATTATTGGCACAAAGGAAAACATTTTTCTGTTCATGCTAGAAAAAAAGGAGTATCTGTCTACAAACTTAGAGATATGATAATAAAGGAAATGAATAAGCATTCTCCTTCATATCCTACAATAAAAAGAAAAAAGAATAATGACTCTCATCTATTAGTTATAGACCCTGCTGATATACATATAGGAAAACTAGCATCCTCATTTGAAACTGGAGAGGATTATAACTCACAGATAGCAGTACAAAGAGTTAGAGATGGAGTTGCAGGTATAATAAATAAATCAAGAGGTTTTAACATAGATAAGATTTTATTTATAGGAGGCAATGATATATTACATGTTGATGTTCCCTCTAGAAAAACCACATCAGGAACACCACAAGATACAGATGGGATGTGGTATGACAACTTTCTTACTGCAAAAAAATTATATGTAGATATATTAGAAATACTATTAACTATAGCTGATGTCCATTTTGTTTACAACCCTAGTAATCATGATTACGTTTCTGGATTTATGTTGTCAGACTCAATTAAATCGTGGTTTAGGAAATCAAACAACATTACATTTGACTGCAGCATTGCACACAGAAAAGGTTTCAAGTATGGCACAAACCTTATTGGAACTACACATGGAGATGGAGCAAAGATTGGTGACCTTCCCCTTATAATGGCAAATGAGTTTTCTCAATGGTGGGCAGAAACAAAACACAGGTATGTGTATACGCATCATGTTCACCATAAAAACGCAAAAGATTATCATGGAATTACTGTGGAGTCTCTAAGGTCTCCGAGTGGATCAGACTCTTGGCATCATAGAAATGGATATGGAGTGGGTGGAATAAAAGCAGTAGAAGGATTCATTCATTCCAAAGAGCATGGACAAATAGCTAGATTAACCCATATATTTTAAAAGAAAATGATTAACCCATTAGATGAAAAAAGATTAAAATACATTAACCATCTAATGGATGACATTCACGACAAGTCAAGTGAGGTATATGAAAGCCTAGTTGATAAGGATTTCAATCAGGCAGAGCACAATATCAATCAACTTATTTCAACCTTAAACGATATAAAGTCTAGTTTTAAAGACGAGATTTAGAAAAAAATTGTTATATTTGTTGTGATATTAAAATTAATATTCTGTTTTGTTGAAAAGTGTTTCGTTCTCTCATAACGTGTGCTTTGATTAATAGCTTGAAAGGAGTCTCTTTAAAGAGACTCTTTTCTTTTTAATCCATTTCCATTTCTATTCCTCCTCCAGATTGTTTAGTAGAAGAACTTTTCTTTTTCTTCTTGCCAGTACCTGGTCGGTATGAGTAGCTTACTCCTAATAAATCATAAAATGCATCTTCATCAAACTCACCAGTAAATGCTTCACCTAACCCTAAAGCAGGATCAAACTGAACACCTAGTCCTATTTCAGCTAAGTTTTTAGCAGTGGCATATATTAAAGATGAATCATCATACTTCACTTCATTGCTTATTCTATTAACTACTGAGTTTAATGGATTAACTCCTTCACTTACTTTTCTTCTTTCACCTCTGTAGTTTATAATTTGTTGCTCAACTGCCACACCAACAAAAGGAATTGCATATATTAAGTTTAATCCAAACATAGCATCTTTCATTCTTTGGTATGCTGCTGCTCTATCTTCTGGGTCATCACTAGTTATTTTAAAGATATTAGCCATAGCAGTAAACATAACATTGGCAACTGCAAGGTTTAAATAAAGTCCTCTAATATCTTGCAACTTAATATTCTTTGCTGCTTGTTTAGCTTTCTTCATATCCCCTTTAGCAACTGCCTGACGAACATCATTCATACCCCTTAGTATATTTGTGCTACTTGACATTACTTTATTCATTTGTAAAAACAAAGTGCTACCAAACATCAATAAACTCCTGGTGATTGCATTCGCATTCATCTGTAAAGGAATTTTTTCTGTAGCTCTTCGTGATTGCTGAGTAGCATTATAATCATTGAACTCTTTCAAAGCTTGTGCTTTGCTCATTCCATTCTTTATGTTACGTCTATAGTTGATCATGTAACCCATTACCCCTGCAATATCTCCAATAACAGTTGGAGAAGCAGCAACCCTACGACCACCTCTACCGAGCTTTGCCCATAGAGCTTGATTAGTTTCCTTGTTTCTAAACGTTGGCTGACCTGCTTCTAGTCCTACTAAATCCCCTTGTACACCAAGTTCAATTCTTTTTTTCAATGAACCAGACATCCCTATTGCTTCTGTTAATGGTCTACTTTCTAAACCAATGTTTTTTCCAGAAACTTTTTCTGCTCCTATTACTGCGAGCTCTGCTAATATATTAGCATAAAGAACAGAAGCATCTACCATAAACATTACTAAATCAAGACCAGGAGTTTTTACTCCTTTTCTAAATGAATAGTTTTCAAATGCATTGACAAATGATGACATCTGTTTAGGTATCTGCATTATCTTTAACGCTAAAGCAAAAGATGTATATCGGCTTTGAAGCTTTGTAATGATAGGCATCTTTAATGCATTCTGTTGGTAAGAGTCAGGGTTTATAGCATAGTTAACTGCTTGTCTCATTATGCTTTGCAGATTCATAGAATCTAAAAGAGACTTAACATAAGGGTCACTAAATATTCCTTGAAGAATTTTAGTAGGAATTGCATAAGCCTTGTATCTTTCCATGGCTTTAACATGGTCTACTAAGGTTGCAGTAAACTCTACCTTTAACTTCACATCACCATCTTGACCTCTACGTTTTAATGCAGGAGAACTTTCGGCATTGAATATAGCATTGAAATTACCACTAGTAAGTAGAACATCCATACCCTTAGTTGTACTAATGGTTTGAGTTGGAAAATAGTTTTGTATGTAATTAAGGTTTACATCATTAGCAGAACGATACACGTTATTTGTTTCGTTGTAATATTCGTTACTTAAAAAGTAAACTATTTTATCTGCATAATCAGTAACTTCTGGTCCAAGAAACTCTTCAATTCGTTCCATTGTTTCTCTGTTAAATCCTTGCTTCTCAAGTTTACCTCTTTGAATATCATTCTTATATAAAGAATAAATTCTTAATAGTTGGTCTCTATTAAACGCTTCGGTTTCAAATGAACCCATTGACCCATCATCTTTACGATCTTTAACTCTTATGTCTATTGTTCCAGATTGATAAATCTTGTCACGAATCTCTCTAAATCCTTTTGTTATACCATCTACACTATTAGCAATCTCATCTAACTTCTCCATTGTTCTGAAATAACCTTTCATGTTTGATTCGTCTGCACGATTCAATCGATTGTATAGATTCTCTGTAAAGAAATTACCTTTCCTATCTAGCTTATTTGCTAATGTTCCTAGATGTTTAAAGTTATTTTTAAAACTTCTAATCATATCAGCAAACGAACTGTACCTGTAATGGTCTTTGTAAGCTTTAACCCATTCCCATATTTTTTTGTCTCTATAAAGCTTTTCAATTTTATCTTTATCTCTTTGTAATTGGTTTGTGTTTTTCGCATCACCATCCTGGTCTATTACTTCTGGGAAACCTTCTTTGATTTCAGTTTCAGCCTGCTTATTTATATTAGCTATCTGTTGTGCACGAGCTGCTTTTCTAGCTTTAAATCTTTTTATTCCCTCAGCATTGACATCTTTAAAAGCATTATACAATTCGATAGTTTCCTCAAGACTCATGGTTTCAAGTTCAGAGAAATTATCAAACGCATATGAAAGGTTTACAAGTCTTGTTTCTTTTTGATTAAGACTTTCACCATTAAGTTCTTTAATGATAGCTTGAGTAATCACATCTTCATTTACACTAAGCTCGTTCAAAATATTAAGCATAGCTTCAGTGTCATTCTTTTTCAATATTCTAAACACTTCGTTTGATGCTTCAAAAAATGCTTGAGCCTCTGCTGCTATACCTTTGCTTTTAGCTTTCTTAGAATCTGATATAAACTTTTTACTCTTATCAGAAACAAGTTTTGCCATTTTTTTAATCACTTGCTTCTTCATCTTTTGTCTCTGAGCCTCTACTTGTTTATCTACAAACTCTACATCACTGAGTATAGTTGTGGAGGTTGCTTTGGCAATACGTGAAACAAGCTTGGTTATACTACTCTTGGTATATAAATCTGATTTAGGTAATGCTTTTCTAATATAATCTCTAAGAATACGTTTAGCATCTTGTATATCTTTGACTCCTCTCTGATAGTCCTTTATCCTTTGTTTAAGAGCATTTATTTCTCTAGAGACTACTTTGTTTGCACGAGTACCTATAGTCTTGTCTAAGGCTATTATAAGTTGTTGTTGTGTAGTTTCAGGTTGTGCCTGGAATGCAGCTTCTGATTTCAACAACTCCAAAGCTTTTGCTCTAATCTCAGATTTAGTCTTAGGTGGTATTGTTACAGTCTCTGTTACTCCTATTCTTGGGTAACGTCTAAGAATTTCTTGATCAGTTAATGCAAACAATGTTGGATTAGCAGCACGAAGCATTGTTGCTCTCTCAGCTTTTTCTGCTTCAGTTTCTTTACGTGTTCTTCTGGTAGTTCTTGGTTGTGCGTAAGCTTGTAGTTTTTTTCTAATCTTATCAAATAACTCTTGACCCTGCTCCATACCACCTTCCATATTACCAAACTCAACTGGCACAACTACATCATCAAACAATGTGTTGTCCAAGTTTACAATCATGGCTTTATTTATGTCAGTGGCTTTGAATCCTCTACCTTTCAATACTTCCTTTATAACTGCATCAGAGAATCCTTGCTCTCTACCTGCAGATATTATGTTAGTCATGGATGCTTCATCAACAGTTATACCTGTCATCAACTGAAGCTGACCAGGGAACTCCTTGACTTGAGCATCTTTGAATACCTGCTCCCCTGATAGTAAATCAACTACAACTCCTTGTAAAAATTCATCAAGTGTTATGTCTTGTAATTGCTCATCAGTATACTGAGATAACCCAGTCATTGATTTTACAAAACGATACAGTTTCTTTAACCAGTTCTTAAAGTCTTTTTTTACGGCTGCATTAGCAAATGACTCACCCTTGTCTCCGATAGCAGTAGCCAATGCTTCTTCCAGGATAAACTCACGAACCTCTTGTTCTGTTCTTCCTTCTTTTTGCATTTGCTTTATCACCCTCTGATACTCAGGACTATTCTCAATCTGCTTAACATATGTATCATCAGCCTCAATAAGCTCTAAACCTTTTTTATAAAGTTCTGGTCTTTGTTGTTTGGCAATGTTATTCCATATGTGACCGAACTCATGTATAGGTGTATTAAGATTAGCAGCACCAGGATTTAAATATAACTTACCTTGAAATACTGCACCATAAACTTTCCCTTGGTCTCTTTGTCCTTTTGTTGTTAATGCAACAACCTCTGGATTAGCTAATAGATTATCAAAACCTTCTTGACTATCAATCACCTCAACATTAGGGAATGATCTTTTAAGTAGGTTTATAAACTGAGAATACTTTGATATTCTAGGATTAGTAATTTGGTATAGTTTATCTGCGTTTAACTGAGCTTGATAGTAAGCATCATTAAAAGCTTGCTTGGCAGTAAACTTTACTTTAGTTGCTATCTTTTTACCAGTCTTACTAACCTTAGTTGCTTTTCTTTTAATAACACCTGTGAGTTTTTTCTCTATAACATCTCTAACATTATCTACCATATTCCAAAAAGGAGTAGTCTCTTTGAGGAGACCAATTGCTTTACCTCTAATAAAATATGGATAGTTAGGATGTTCAGGTAAACCTTCTTTCTTTTGCTCTTCAGGAGTTATAAGTGCCTCACTTGCAGTTTCTTTAGTAATCTTGTTTCCATTCTTATCTGTAACCTCAAGAACTGTAGTTAATGCACCTATAGGTAAATCAGCAGCAAAGTCTTGAGCCACATCAGATGTCAACTTCTCCATAGTTAAACCTATGTTATCTAAAAATATTCCTATGTCTGTACTGGATTTCTTTTTAGTAGATGGTATTATGGCTTGTAAAAATTCTTTTCTTTTAGTGGAAGAAGATTCATTTATAGCATCAAAGAATCCTTTTAAAGTTGTAGCTTCAGCAGCTTCCTTTTTAAATAAGTTTTTCTTCTGTGCTTCAGCATATCTTTGAATCTCTACTAATAAATCTTTTTGTTGTTTCTTATTAAGATTCTCTAGCAAGTTGGCAGTGAAAGCTACATTACCAATAATTGCAGTAGGACTCATATTAAACACAACTGTATAGTCTGATTTAGTAGCACCCTCAATAATTGTTTTCGCAGCAGTCTCTGTAATAGATGCCCATGCAACCTTACCAAACAACTTCTCCATAAAAGGAAACATTGGACCTCCCATAAACTTACCATCTGCAACCAATTGGTCAGCCATTACTAAGTTTATTTTTTTGCCAATCAATTCAAACAGACCCATACGTTTTACTTTGTCAGCAAACTTAGTTCCCTCTTTTACAGTAATAGGAACTATACCAGGCATTGCTTTATTCTTAGCGTCTTGAATTACAGAATCTCTGTACTCTATCATTTGGTCATAACCTGTCTCTGGGTCAGAAAAAGTTTTCTCTTCAATATCCATTACATTTTCTGGATCATACACCATTGCAATTACATCAGGTGTTCCATCAGTTTCTTTGTTCCAACCTTCTGGTGCATACTTCTCATTGAATGGAGTTCTAGAAACTACTCTAAAACCATTACGCTTATAGATATCTGTAAGGTAATTATCAAAGTTATCTAGCTTGATACCTCCAAAATCTACTGCTTTTTTTAATATCCTATCGGCAACTCCTTTTACTTTTTTCTCTACTGCCTCTGTAAATTTATACACACCCTTGATGTCTCCTTCGGCATCTACAAATCCTGAACCACCTTCAACATCTATAGGCACAAGACCAGACTCGTCTTCTACTTCAGATACAGTCCAGTAATTTTCAGGCAACGCTTCTTTAGTTTGTTTTAATTTCTTTATAGAGAATGCAACAGAAGCCATTTCCTCCTCTTCAAAGTTTTCCATTAACCTCAAAGCTTCAGACTCAAGCTCTTTCTTCTTATTCTCTGGAGTAACTTTTGTGGATAGTTGAAACTGTGGATTAGCTTCGTTAATAAATGCTTCTAGGTCTGCAACCTCTTGATCAAAATCCTCACGTTGTCTTTGACGAGCACCAATATCTTCAATCAACATCTGTATATCAGTCACAGTTTCCTGGTTAGATGTATCTATAATAGTGTTTTCAAACGTAGTTAATCTTTTTCCTTTTGATTTTTTATCTAAGGCATACGCAATAATACCTCGTCTGTCTGTTTCCTCTAGAGTATTATTTTGATATGCAGTCTTGTGCTTCTTTAATGGTTTGATAAAAACAGGAGCTGATTCAACCTCAACCTCAGCTTCAGGTGATACTTCAATAACTGGAGCAGTTTTATTTGCGACATCTAATGCTGCCTCTTTAGTCTCAATGTTATCTTCAATGACAACATCGTTTTCAACAACTGCAAATGTATTATCTTGTTTAGTTACAATCTGTACACCAGTGGGTTCTTGAGTCTCCTCTACTATTACATTTTCTACAACTGCATCAGGTGTAAAAGTTTCGGTAATAGTTTCACTTGCCTCTACTGGTGTTGGTGAAATTGTTACTGCTTGTTGCGTCTCTTGCGTCTGCGTCTCATCTTCGACTTGCGTAACCTCTTCGGTAACACTGTCGACTTGGGTGTCTCTCTCTCCCAACGTTTCGCCATCTCTGGCTCGTTGAGATACATCCACCTTCTCTGTGCTTGGCTTTTGAATGGCATCTAATTTGGCTTTAAGTTTTAGAGCAACCTCTGGGTCACCTACTACTGTAGTGCTTCCCAAACGTTTTAAGCTCGTTAAATTATCTATCTTGTTTAAAAAGTCATCCTTAGTAACCATCTTACCACCCCATAAATACTTGGCTGCTTTTTTTCTTTCAGTCTTCCCTAATATATTATTAAGGTCAACACCAATACCCACAACTTTACCATCAGCATCTATTGATTGTTGTGCAGGTATTTTGTTTGTTTCAGATATTTCAGCAATTTCAGCATTGATGTCACTAATTTTCTTTTTAAATATTTCTTTTGTATTGGTTGTTTGTGTAAGTTGATTCCTTGCTTCTATTAACTCAGCTAGTCTTGTTCTAACTTTTTTAGTTTGAGTTGATGGTATTAATGGTGCTTTACTTACATTAAGCAAATCGTTTATTTGTCTTCTAATCCCAACATTTTCTTGGATTCTTTGTGCCTGGTCTTCATTTATCTTACCAAGACTTAACATATTGTTTGCCCAGTTTGAAATACGAACATCGCTTGCACGATCATTTACCATTCCTGCTAAATCATTTGCTAAAAAGTCTGCTATCTTTAAGTTAGTATTTCTCCTTGCATCCATCATAACATTGATTCCTGCAGTTGAAACTTGATTCCCTATAGCTCCACCCATCTCAGCAAGTATCTCTTTAAAATCTACTTCTTGACCAGAACCTACCTGTGCTAAGTATTCACCAAAACCTTCTGCAGCAGGGTCATAGATAGCACGTTCAGCAGCAAACAATCCCATTCGTGTACCTTTAGACGCAAGCTTAGATGCAGGTTTAAATATCCTACCTCCCAAACCAGAGGAAGCAAAGTCTACTAGACCAATTATAGTACCTCTTTTTGCACCAACATCATTAGCATAATCCCATACCCTTTGGTCCTCTAACCCCTTTTCTACCTGCTTAGGATCAAGATAATTATATCCATTTTTTTCTAACCCCTCTAACACAGAGTTGGTGTATTCCATTGCAAACGATGTTGCAGCCATACCTGTTCTTACACCATAAGAAAGACCTGTTAATCCTCCTGCAACAGTACCTGCTCCAGGTGCAACACTACCCACAACTGCACCTGTTCCAGTTCCAGTTCCTGCAGTGGTTGCTACTAATTTTGTTCCATAAGGAAGCATTTGACTTAATGATTCTCCCATCAAGGTAAGTGTCCACTCAAGTGGATTATCTAAGATAACATCTGCTATTTCCTTAGACGTTCTAGCTTGTGCATATCTACTGCTTACACGACCTAAATTTGGTGACTGAGAACCTAAGTATTTAGATATTAATTCTGCATTTTTCTTTTTACTGTTTGTGGCATTTAAAAGACCTAAGTCTTCTATACCTAAAGACATAGCAAGTATCACTTCCATTGCTTGACCTCTCTTATATCCATTACTGACTGCAGTATTAAAAGCTTCAAGGTTGTCTATATATTTTCCTTGAAGAGATTTATTTACCTTCTTGTTGTAAAAGGTTTTTGCTACCTCATATTTTAAAGCAGCTTGTGATTTTGCAGCATCAACAGTAACTAAGTCTTCGATGTATTTGTTTTTAAGTATTACCTCACGTTCAGTTTTTGGAACATAATTCTGTAATTCATCAGGACTTATACCAAGGTTATTTCTTATACTAGCATCTACGTTAGCTTGTGCGATTTTAGCGTCTCGATTAGATTCAGCAGCGACAGTTGCAGTTTGATTTACTCTATCGATTAGGTACTCATCAAAATCTTCTCGTGCTCTCACCTGCTCTTCATCCAACATAACAATCCCTGAAAGATCATCTCTTCTTTTCTTTAATTCATCTACATATTGTTGAGCATCTGATCTTATTTTTCCATTTACATATAACTCACCGAACTCTGCTTTCTCTTCAGGAGTTAATGACTCTTCGTATCTTTTTTCAAATTCTCTACCTGATATAGCATCTTCTAAAAAATCTATCTCTTCAGTTAAATCTTGGTAATCATCATATGCTTTTCTACTAGCAAAATAATCTAATCCTCTGTCTGCATAAAACTTATCAGCTTCAGAATCAGCAGTGCTGACATCCTTCCAACTACCTTCAGCAAAATCCTCAGCAGCTTCTTCAGTATCAAACTCAAATACCTCACCTCTTTGTTTAGCAAGAATTATAGACTCATTCATGTTTAACTCAAACCAATCACTTGGTTTTGAAGTTGGATTGTCTGGGTCTTTAGGAAATAAAGTTGGAGCAACATAATACTTACCATCTTCCTCATATGACATGAACTTAACAGTAGACTCTGAGCCATCAGAATTAACCATAGCAACAGGTCTCATTTGTTTTGCTCTAAAGGCTTTATTTATTTCATCTTCTACTTTTAAATCTTCCTCCGTTTGTACTTGAGTTGAATCTTCAATAGACCTTGCATTGGTATTTATAAATTCTTTTATTGATTCAGCTATAGGCTCTCCTGTACTATCAAAACTAAATGCATCAACCTCTAATACAATTCTATTTTTACCATCTATAGTTTTTAAGTGCACTGCGTCTCTTCCAAATTGCCCTACTGGAGTAGCAATAAAACCATACTTACCAAACTTTTTGTTTAGTATGGATGCAACCTCATCTTGTTCTTTGTATGCTAATTCAGAAGTTACTGTAGATACGTCTTCTATAAATTCTTTTGAACTGGTTAACTCGTCGAAGTCTTTTTTCTGTGCCTCAAGAATTTTTTCTTGCTCCTGCTTTTCTTTCTTTTGTAAAGCAGCTAAAGCTTCTTCATCAGTTATATCAAATCGACCTTGTCTTTCGGCTTCTCTCTGAGCTTGTCTTTCAGCTAAAGCTTTTAATTTATCTGCTTCAATTTGAAACGCAGCATCTACCTCTTCTTTTGAGGCATACATTCCTAACTGATCAATAGTTTTTGCTTTTGGTTTAGGGATAGAATCAAAGCCTTGAAATTCTGAAATGGTAACCGAAGAGTCTGAATCGATAACATCTTTTTTTTTAAACGTACCATCTTCAACCAATGTGTCAAACTGTTCTTGACCATATCGTTCTACTAAAAATGACTGAGAATATTTTTTACCATCAGGTGCAGTAAACTCATCTTCATCTAAGATTGTTTGTTCGCCATCTGGTATCTCTAAAAAAGTTTGGTCAGCTACAAAAGCATCAAACTTTTCCTGACCATATCTTTCAATTAAAAATGATTCCTCATATTCTTGTCCATCTGGAGCTTTAAATCGTCTGTCAGTCATAGTTTATTTATATACATTTTTGTAAAATCGTATCGAATGTTTTTCCATCAGGACAAGTTGTAGATGTTGATGTATCATTATTACCCCCTTTTGGTTTACCACCTCTTGACATTTGTGGTATTACACCTTGAGTTAATAACTCTTGAAGTACCCCACCTTTTTCGTTTTTAAGATATCCTTTAAGGAAGTTAATAATCATATCACTAGAGTTCTTATCATTTGTGGAAAGTCTAACAAGTTCATTTCCTTTAGAATCTTTTATTTGAACTGTGTTAGAGAAAAAATCTACGTTATCTATAGTTAGACCCATTTCATTAAATAAAGGTGAAAACAATTCTACAAACTCTACATCATCTCCTTTAAATTCTGAAAGTTTTATATTTTCATCATCATCATTTTTAACACTGTAGTTTTCTAAGAATACATTTCTAGATAAGACAGGGTCTACCTGTGCTTTCTTCGGAGCAGCTTTTCTTTCAAAACCTCCAGTATTTTCTTTGAAGTCTTTTATCGTTTTACCTTTTAAGTTTTTAGTTCTCTGTATAACTGTGTCTATATCTTTTATTCCAGGAACAAGTGATGAAGAAATTGATTCGACAAATGTTGTAGGTTCAACTGGAACACCATCAATAGTAAGAGGGTAAGAACCTGTAGTTCCATCATCAAATATCACCTCTATAGAATAGTCATCACCAACTTTTGTTTTTTGTATAGACCTAACCTGATTACCTTTAATACCTTCCAAGAAACTTGCAGCAGCATTTACCTCTGCTTGAGTCTTGGCATAGTATAGGTCACCTATATTAGTCATTGCTAACGTGTCGTCTTTAAGTTTTGTAGCAGTTGATATTTCTGTAGCAGTAG